ATCAGGCCATCATCCACGATAGCATTCACATTCGGGTCGAACGATTCGAGCTTGATGCGGAACTGCACGATCCGCGCCGTGATGTCCCCCACCTGAATCGGTCGCCACTCGCTCCATTCGTGCGATCCAGAACCTGCAATCGGGATAGCCAACGCAGAGGTTAGTGGCACCCAGTCCTTCATCACGACTACGCTATCGCTGACGCGGTATTCAAGCTGCACGTTCCACTGCGATGCCGACGCCTTGGCCAGCGGCACCTGTGAAGCCAGCGGGATCCACATTGCCATCACGTCATCGCGGTGGGCACCATGCGCCATGCCCTTCCAACTGACGCGTGCTTCCATGATCGCGCCGAGGTCAGTGTAGTCGGCATAGTAGTAATAGCCTTCCGAATTTACGCTGCCCCATGCGCCGTCCAGCTTGACCTTGATGCCATCGGTGATCGTGCCGCCTTGTGACCCAAGCCATCCGGTCGGCTGGTCATTGACATTAACCAGTATGTCGATGTTCGGCAGCACTTCCACCGTCGTGCGCTGCCATGCGACATCGCTGCGGTTGCCCGATGTGTCAATGGTCTGAATCATGTATTTGCCGGTGCGTGCGCCCACCGTCGTGCGGTTGATGTCGTAGCCGAACTGGCCGATCAACTGGCTGGCATTCCACGTGCCGCTGACCGGATCAGGCGAGTAGCGCAGTTCATACCCATCCGCATCAACAGATGGCGACAGTTCCCAGAAAATGCTGATCTGCATGTCCTGCACATTGACGCCGAACGACAATGGCGGCTCCGGACGGACGCGCTCCGGCACAACCTCATGCGTGTAGAACGCCGAGGTGCCGGTGACACCTGTCACGGATATCGGCACGACCTCGAAAGTGACCGGTCCAAGTTTCCACGGCTCGTGGATCTGGTCGACGCGCCATGTGAATTGCCGCCCCATTGCTTCGCCGATCAGTGTACGCTGTCCTCCATTGGTGGTGGCATAGACTTCCGAATGATCGTAGCCGAAACCTGTGACAGTCCATTTCAGCAGAAACTCATTCCATGGGTAGCGGTCGAGATAAATGAAGTCACGACTGGCTTGAAGATTCTGCACCTCAAGGTCGGTGACGTCGATCAGGTCATCACCGAATCCGGGCTTCCATTCGGGGATCGCTCCTATGTCAGCGGTATAGACGCCGGCATCGTACTTGACCAGCAGCAGGTCTGCCGTCAGGTCTGCGCCGGGAATGATCTGCTGTACGAGGTAAGGCTGCACCACGCGGGTCAGTTGTCCCAGCACGATCAGGTCGCCAACATCGATGCCAGCAGCGTTGTCCATCGTGAAGGTATCGAAGTTGTTGCTACCGATGATCGCGCCGGTGCGGATGTCACCACTCTGCAAGCGTACCGAATAGCCGGTCGGCAGCGCACTGAGCGGCGCTGACACCATGATGTCATTGCCGGTTACGCTAGTTACTCGACATGGGACGCCGCCGATATTCGGTGTGTCATGCGCCACATGAACGAGATCGCCGCGCTGCACGACGAGGTTCTCGACATCCATCGAAATGCTGAACTGCTCTGACCGCAAAACACCCTGCGCAATCATGTAGCGCCCGAAAGCCCACGCAGATGCATAGTCGATGATGCCGAAGGTGCCCAGCGATTCGATACGATCCGGCGCGGCATTCTGCTCGTTGTAGCCGTCGTTGTAGACATAGATTTCCTGCCGCTCCCACAAGCCGAGGCCGGCGGTGCCTAGCACCTCGCCATCGGTAAAGCTGACACGCAGTGCATGGATCTTGTCGGTAAAGGTGCGTGCGCCACGGAAGCCCCACGAGTTTTCTGGCGTGATCAACTGGCGCGGAATGGTCTTTTCCTCGTCGATCAGGACGCCATATTTTCCCGCGCCGGTAATCATCAAACTGGAACGACAACCAGAGAGCAGCGACTCGAGAAGATCCTTGGCTGTAGCAATGTTGTCGACAACGAAGTCCGCCGTATGCCGTTGTCGCGTCACGACCTGCCCGTTGATAGAATAGGTGCGTGTCTGAGCACAGTATTGGCGCAGGCGATACCACGACGGCCAGTCGATCAGCGAATCCGGCAGCGGCCTTGCATTACTTTCGCTGGTCAGCATGTCGACCGCGATATCGGCAGGGTTGCGTGACGGGATCGGTGCCAGTGCGCCTGTCGGACCGACCTCGCGGATGACCGAGGTGCCGATGGCGTTGAAGTTCTGCACCACACCGCTGAGTTTCTCGCTGGCAGTGAGGCGCATTTCAACCATCGTGTGCCTGCGGTCGAGATTGACTACCTTGCCGGCGCGCAGAGTCTTGACCATCGTGACGACAGTCTCTCGATAGTATTTGTTCTCGTTTCCTTCGAGCAGGTTATCGGTGAATCGGGTCAGCCTGATCTCATAGGTATTCGGCGGCAGGTTGTCAATACGCACTTGCATCGAAAACGGATGCTCGACCCTGCCACTGAGAGTGATCGTGCTGCCATAGACCGCAGGAATATAGACAAAACCATTTACCCATGAAACGTTTTCCTGCGTCAGCGCAACTGTTGCAATCGGATTTGGCGGCTGTATGCCTCCGGCAGCGGGATCGCCCCAAATCCATGAGGCTGGCACGACGATATAAGGGCTACCAACAAGAATTGGATTACCATTTTCATCGTTGCCGGAGGATCCTTGGTAAATTGGAACAGTGCGCCCATCGCGCAGCCTGACCGTGCCACCATCAATTACGTTACCGCTGACGACGGTACGCAATTCAAGTGTGACAGTTCCACCGAATAGACTTCCACCACCTAATCTTTGGGTATATCGCACCTGCGCCCACACCGTCCGCGGCGCGCTGATCAGGTTGTTCGACAGCATGCCATAACCACCCGTGCTGATGCTCGCTGAAGAAACATATTGCCACGCACCGCCAGACAAAGGCCGATAGGCAACTTCAAAGGCGACAGAGGTGGGATCGACTGGCGTCTTGGTGGCGTCGGTGTCATGGATGAACAAGCCTTGAGGCAGGCTGATATCGATCTCGATGCCGTTGGCTTCGGCCTTGCTGCGCAACAGCAGAGGCTGGTTCTGCTGCAACGAGTAGTTCATCTGGTCATAGCCAACCCGCGCCGGCATGAGGCTCATGGATGGCACTAGCGAATTGACGTGCCAAACAAGCTCTGGCGCGAAGGTCGCTGCCGGTGAATCGCCGATCTTGACGCTATCCGGCTCGATCTGAATATGACCTAACCCGAAGTCATAGACTGCCGTAATGCGGCTGGTCTTGCCTACGGTGCTGACATACGGATTCGCTGCCATTAAAGGCATCAACTTGTGACGCCCATACAGACGCAGCACGCTGCCATACGGACGAGCAGCATTACTCTGGCCTGTGAAGGTATAAACAGCTTGCGGGGCAGATGATTGTTGAGCAGTGCTGATCTTCGGTGGCGCGACAAGGGCGCTGATGACCATGTTTCCGATAAAGCTGATGCCCGCCGAAATAATGGTTCCCGCGATACGCGATCCGGTCAGGATCGATGCCCACGGCGATACGACGCCGTAAGTGAAAACCGACAAGCCGATACTCAGGATCGCTCCGAGGATACCTTTGCTTTTTCCGCCACCACCAGCAGGATTCAGCACCAGCAACAGGTTGTCGCCATGCTGTGTGAAGTAGTTTTCCGGATCTATGATTTCTACGCCGTTGTTAAACACGGCGACATGCGGCACGAGATATTCCGGCACGGTCAGCCGCACCAGTTCAGAAGCACTCTTGCCCGGATACAGTTCAATCCGCTGCACGCCCTCCGGCGTAGCGTAGCGATAGATCGGAGGCACTACGGCGGGCGCGGCTATTGAGCAATCCATCGATAGACTCCAAACAGGCGATGCGACCATGCGGCATCGCTGAAATATTCAAGGGCGGTGTTGCGACCTTCCAGACTGTGCAGGAAGGCGTCTTCGCTGATGCATAGGCCGGCATGGCTGACGCGCCCCATGATGCGAAACAAAGCAACCGCGCCGGCTTCCGGTTTGTCTAGTTTCTGCCAGCGGTCGTGCAAAGCGACTTCGCTGGCGATCCGTTCTGCCGCCGACTCCGTTAGCCGCTCGATGTCATACAGGCATTCTGGCAAGGACACATTGAACTGCTCAACTGAGATAGTGCGGCAGGTTGCCCAACAGTCCCATTCACGCGGAATATACTTGCGGCCGATGTATCTGGCGACATTCATGGTCAATTCACGAATAGGCCGGGATAACGCGACGGGGTGTAGCTTTCCGCAGGGAAAGCAACGGATAGCGTATTGATGACGTTCAACGTGCCGCTGACAGTCATCGCGTCATAGCTGACATTTACCAGCTTGACGTAACTCAACTGGCGCTCGACGATGTCCGGCGTGATGTTGGTCACAAGTTCAATACTGATGTCTGGTGCCTGCTCGAAGCCACGGATTGCTTCGGTAATTTCGCCAGACAGGTGCATGAACTCAAGCTGCATGACAGGCAGCGTTTCACCATCGTCTGTGCTGAGTTTGACCGAGAATGGAAATGGCTGATAAGTCTCGCCGCGACTGACAATCGGTTCTGAGTTGTTGCACAGGCGCAGAACGGGATTGCCCGGAGTGCCAATGCTGACGAGAAAGATCCAAACGAATTCGGTCGTCGTGGCTTGTGCAGCAGCGATAGCTTGTGCAGATGGCATCAGGGTGTCACTCCGCGATACTCTGGCAACTGGATCAACTGGAAGCTGATGCGCACTGCTTTGTTGTCCAGCCACTCATAGGTCGGCTCATTGTTCCAGCGCCATAGTTGCTCCCGCGCATCTGGCGGAAACTTGAACCATGTCGGCAGCGTGCCTGTGCGCGAAGTCACTTGATACCATGCAACGAAATCGTCGTACTGCTCACCCTTGATGGTCAGCGTGGCATCGCCGACGCGGACATAGGCGGTCGTACGACGGCGCACCTTCTGGGTGGGCGCTTCCATCTGCGTGCGAATGACGCCATAGCCGGCAGTGGATTCAGCCCATGATTGCAGACAGCCGTTGATGGCGGAGGGACGTTGTGCGATGGTGAGTGCCATATCTTGATTTCCTTACGGTAGCGCCATGCGGGACAAGCCATAGGATGAACGGAATGAACGGTCGAGACTGCCCGATCCGATCAATTCCTTGACGCGCCGCTCGACCAGCACGTTGAGGATGGTCTGCCCGTCTGGCCCTTTCGATTCTTCTGTTCTGACTTCCGCGCCGGCGTTATTTATGATGTTGACCGTCGTGCCTCCGCCTTGAGCTTTGACGCCAAGATCTCCGCCTGATGTGCGGGTCAATGGCAGGATGGCTTCACTACGACCTGCTTCGGACAGCAGGCCGATGCCCTTGGCGAAAGCGTGAATGCCGCCATTAGGCATAGGGAAAGCCCATCCGCCACGGACTGGAGGATAGATGCCATGCGGCAAACCTGTGGCACCGCGAAAAGCATTGCCATGGGCGCTACCAAAGAATCCACCACCAAATCCACTAAACATATTTTCCATTGCCTTGGCTAGAGGTTGCATAATCAACAACTGGTTGATCATCTTGGCAATGTCTTTGAGGAATGCTTGCGCGAAGTCACCGAAGCTTGTTTTGGCTTGTCCGAAGTTGTCAATCATGTCATTGATTGCGCT